CTTATAACGAATGTATTGAATTAAATCAATACAAATTCAGCAGAAGAAGGGTCCCAATAATAACTATTAGAATTTTCAACACTGTTAGCTAACCACCTTTGGTTATCTTCGTCCCATTTTAAATTTTTATAAATCTCTGTTTCCGAAGGTAGTGCAACAGGAGGTTGCCACTCAAATTCTGAATCTAAACTCCAACTAGCGAAAGGTTGTTCATGTATAAAAACATCATTTACTGGATCATAGGTCATACCTTTACCGGCAAATCTTTGTCTAAAATTACCATTATAAGAAGTTTGAACCCACTTAACCCCTGTGAAAGAAAGGTTAACAGTTTTTTCAAAACGGTTAGCAGCCATTTCTGATTGATCTCCACCGTAATTATTTACGTCTTCGTTACAAGCAACGAGTACTCTTAATACTTTATTGTCTCCATCTAATTCTGCGAAATGTGCCATTATATTGTCAAAGTCCCTGATACTAAAAACGTTGCTACTTGATCTCCTCCTACAGAAGAAATTGTATTTGTTGGAGGTGATACAGTAAATATTCCATCTGAAGGTGCTCTTAAGATTACCATTCCGGAACCACCATTTCCACCACCTAAATTTCTCTCTCCTCCGGCTCCGCCTCCACCGCCTGTGTTAGCGCCACCGTTTCCACCGCCTGAACTGTCTCCAGCTTCGCCGTTATTTTTACCACCGGTACCACCAGATCCAAAAGAACTACTGACATCATTTCCACCGCCGCCACCGCCACCGGGAGCACCGTTACCTTGTTGGAATGGTCCTGGAGGTCCTCCTCCACTTCCACCACCACCGCCAGAATAAACGTAGTTGTTTCCGTCAATATTATTTGCAGAACCGTTTCCACCGGGTCCACCATTACCTGAACTTGGATATGGAGCACCTGCTCCACCTGCTCCGCCTCCTCCTCCACCGTTCCATGGATTGTGAAAAGCATTACCGCCATTATTTCCTTGAGGGGGACTTACAGGAGGAAAGTTTCCACTTCCTCCGGTCACTGCTCCTGAAGATGTTCCGTGACCTGCACCGCCACCAGATCCTCCGGGTACAAGAGATGGGTTTGGTGCTCCTGTAGCAACACCAGAAGGTGCTCCACCTCCGCCTCCACCAGATGTAAATGCTTGAGGGGTTCCCGCTAAAAATACACTATCTTCACCTCTCATTGAAGTACCACCGCTTCCGACTGTCACTGTGTAAGCACCAGCTTCGACTGTAATTCCTGAACCTCCTGGGAAAGAAGTTCTAAATCCTCCGCCGCCACCGCCACCGCCAACGTGACCTCCTCCATGTCCGCCACCAGCTACAACTAAGTAAGCAAAAGTAACAGGAGGATTGGGTGCTTTTCCGGAACCAAATCCTAAAACTTGATAACCAAAAGATTTACCTCGGGTTGATTTTTTTTTATTTGAACTCTTGCCTTCAACAGTAAGAGGTTGATTTAATTTGTCTCTCATATCTAAATTCCTTATGCGTCGTTAGCCGCGTCAGTAGTAAAGAATAATTTGATACCTAGAACTCTACATTCACCGGTAAATGTATCACCACCGTCTGCTGCGTCTCTATATAATTGAAAGTAAGATTGCTCACCTGCTGCAGGAGATCCCGCAACTGTCATTGCACTACTTTCAGCTGCAATTTGTTGATCTTCAACTGTTCCAATACCAGCATCTGTAACTTCGATTGCTGTTCCATATGCAACATCGATAGTATCACCGTCTGCACATGCAACACCTTGTAAACCAAAAATAGCATTCCCTGTGTTAGTCGTGCTAGGTGCCCAATAAACTTGGTAAGTTAAAGTACCTTCGTTCCATGACTTAGGCATTCCAATTGTAAACTGAACATATTGTTTTGTACTAGCGTCAAAATCAAATACTTTCATATCTGGTCTTGTAGCTGTTGTTTCTACTTGTTCTGAGTCAGCTCCGTTAGTTGTCGCTGCGTACATTGCTGCAGCTGGAACCCAAATAGTTTCTTTTCCTGCAATTTTAATTGCAGCTGTTGCTGATTTTAAAACCCCTGTTCCTTTAGGGTTTAAATTTATATCAACATTAGTTTCACCTGTTGCTGATAGAATTGGACCATTGCCTGTAGCTGCATTAGCTAAAGTTAATTCATTAACTGCTGAACTTGTAGCGGTTAAATTAAGTAATTCGTTTCCATTTGTATCTGAAATTTTTGTCCCTATTGCAGGGCTAGTTAAAGTTTTGTTTGTTAAAGTTTGTGTTCCTGTAAGAGTTACATCACCATCACCTGAACCAAAACCTAAAGTATAAATGTCTGGGTTAGTTCCATCGTTTGCTGTAGCAAACACAAGTTGATCACCTTTATCTGTTGCTGCAAAAGTAAAAGTATCCCCTGATCCAGAAGTATATTTAAACTGTACTGTGTGTGATCCTGATGTTGAATTTCTTAAAAAATAAAAGTTTTGTGCGTCTAAAGGAATAGTTACTATCTGATTTCCAGAAATAGTTCCTGTAAATTCAATCATTCTATGAGACATTACTGCACCAGTTGATCCATCAGAAACTGAAAGAGCTGTAGTTTGTGCACCACCTGCTATTGACTGAGCGGAGTAACCACCAGAAATTTGTTCAATGATACTTAAATTAGTATTTGTTTTTGTTCCCCAAGTTCCAGCATTTTCACCGGTTGCTTGAAGCTCTATACCTAGAGGTGTGTATGTTGATGCCATAATTTTTATCTCCTATGCGACGTCACTATAACTCGTATTTGACCCTGTTGCAACATTAGAATAACTACTATTTGATCCTTTTGCAACACTTGTATACGATGTATTTGAGCCTGTGTCAATGTTTGCGTAAGACTCTATTCCTAACAACCCTACGGTTGATGTAATTTGATCTAATACTAACCCTTGTATTACATCTACAGGTGTAATAGATCCTACAGCAGACGTAGAAGATTGACCTGATAATTCATAAGTAAATTCTAGTGTAACAGAACCTATTCCAGATGTTGCTGCTACCCCAGTTACATTAATTAATTCAACAGATCCTACAGTTATTTCTCCAACACTAGTTGTTGCCGCTACACCGGTAATGGCACTTGGACCAAACTCTAATCCAGGAGTTCCTAAACTAGAAGTTAAAGCTATCCCTGTTACTGGTTCAGTGCTTGTACCAAAAGCTAAACCTAAAAGTCCTTCGTCAGATGTAGCTGCTTGTCCAGTTAAACTAATTGTTGGACTAATTACAAAACTTAAACTTCCAACACTTGTAGTTGCTACTTGACTTGATAATTCATATGCAAATTCTAATGTAGGTGATCCAACGCTTGAAGTTATATCTTGACCAACTAAAGAAATAACTTGGTTTGGAGATTCTCCCCAAGAATTATCTCCCCATGCATCTCTACCCCAACCAACTAAAGTTCCGACATAAGACATTGTTGGTGTTGCAAATTCTGCTGATACACCTGTTAGTGGTACACCTATTTCACCATCAACTTGTGGACTACCCACAGAAGATGTTAAAGAATGATTGGAACCAATCATTTCTAAGAAAATTATATTTTCTGTAGTAATATCTCCTAAAGAACTTGTAAGTTCAATCCCTGTTAAAGATACAGTTTCATCCCTGCCTTCACCCCAATCAGCAATTCCCCAAGAAAGTCTTCCCCAACCTGTTTGGTTAGATTCTGTAGTTGTACCAAGTGATGCTGTTAAACTAAAACCTGAGACTGCGATAACTGGATCAAAACTTTCACCCCATGGCTCAGTTCCCCAATCATCTCTACCCCAACCTTGTTCAGCGAAAGAAACTACTTCTCCTAAAGAAAAACTTGCTGATACTCCGGTTAAATCTATTAAATTACTATCCTGTTCGCCCCATAAACCTTGACTCCAGGTAGTACCTGATTTATTCCAAGTATTGGCGGACATAAGGTTTTACCCCCTATGCTATACGGATTATTGCGTTAGATGCGTCTGCTGTTGGAAATTGAATTGTGAAAGTTCCAGAAGAAACTGTTTTATCACCACCGAAAGCTATAACTGCCACAGCTTTGTCAGATTGAGTATCATTATAAATTAATGCACCGTTAGCTGTAAAGGATGCTGAAGTATAACTAACATCTGCAAAATCACACACTGCTGTTGAACCAGATAAAGCTGGAGTTGTGCTTGTTAGTGTTGCACCACCTGCACTATAAGCTGATCCGGATGTGTTAGAAATTTCATTTGATGTAGAGTAAGCTGTTGTACCTGCACCTAAAGATGCTGAACTTGTAAACAAAGCTATCTTAAAAGTATTACCACTTGACGCTGTGAAATTGTGTGTACCAACTAAAATTTCTTGTTTAAAGCTGTTACAAATTGCCGATGATATTGCCATAATATTTTATCTCCTATGGGTTTGCTGATTTAACTGGTATTCGAATAGCGCCATCTGTGTAGTCATCTCTTCGTCTTCTACCAACTTGTTCGTTAGCAAACTTTTGTACCTCTTGTTTATACTTATTTTCATATAGTGTCAACATGTCTATCGGACCTTTTAAAAAACCATATGTCTCTGAAAGACAGCAATATAATAGACCATTTGGAAAGTTCATGCTTATATAATTTGTGGCATTTCCAGATTCTAAAGTAGCTGGCATTTTATTATAATGCACTCTAAATTTGTAGGTATCATCAGGAACTGGTGCAAGAAACATTCTTCCTGATGTAGTATCGGTATCTCCAGTCGCTCCTCCATACATAGAATAATACTTTGGTTTACCTCTTTTATCAGAAGCTGTTGAAGATACATATTCTTGTAAATAAGTTACATCTTTTTTTTCTAACCAAGTATTAGCACCTGTTATAGCAGAGTTAGAGTCATAAACTTGTATACCTCTTACAAACAATGCACCTGCAGGGGCATTAATTGATTCTTGACCTATAACTAAATTACCTGATTGCTGTAATCTATCTGCATCAATAGGTATATCTC